AGCGAATGTCAGCTATTTTCATATTGGGAGCTTTTAAGATTCTGATTGAGATTTGTCGTCATAGTGGAAACTATGATGAGGAAGATGTAACAGTACTGAGAGGAATTTCGTATGATGTAGCTTTTGCATATCAAAATTACAATGGTGATTTGATTGAGTTTTTTGGGAGTAATCCTTCAGGTCATCCCCTAACTGTCATCATCAATGGTTTGGTTAACTCCTTATACCAAAGATATGCTTACTATCAATTGAATCCTGGGAAGGAATGTGATTCTTTTAAGAGTAAAGTAAGTTTGATGACATATGGTGATGATAACATATGTGGTGTAAGTGATGAGATACCATGGTTCAATCACACAGCGATTAGTGAATCTTTAGCCAAAATTGGCGTTGTATACACTATGGCTGATAAGGAAGCGGAAAGCAGACCTTATATCAACATCAATGAGAGCTCATTTCTCAAACGTAGCTGGAGATATGATGAAAACACCAAGACACATTTAGCTACTTTGGATCCAGACTCGATAGTCAAAAGTTTGACTATATGGGTGCGATCCAAATCGATCACTGCAGAAGAGCAAATTATTGATATAATTGGCTCTGCTAATGAAGAATACTTCTTTTATGGAAAAGAAGTATATGAGAGAAAACAAATAATGTTTCGTGATATCATAAAACTCTATGGACTTGAACGTTACGTTAAGGAAAGTACTCTACCTTCCTATGATTCTCTCCTGGCAAAGTATTTTGATCGTTCGAAGATGAACGGTCCTATACTTGCTTAGGCAGTGTTTCGGATTCATCGATATCCGTCTAATTATCGATGCAGCGTGTGTGAGCTGTAATCACTTAGTAAACTATATGTTTGTGTGGACTTTGAGTGAAGTTCCAAACCATAATCACTTTATATTGCGTATTTACTGTTTAAAGTAACCGGTGGTACTTTGAAATCTTTAGAAGCGTGGACGCAATATACAATCTACCTAGGCGATCCCTGAAATCACTATTTAGTGACGATTTGGTTGATTATCAATTAGTACCCAAAACTTTCTACAGTGTGAGTTTGTTGTGGAATTTTATCAAGAACTCGGG